GACGCACTTGAATCATCTATCTCTGATAAGATGACCAAGGCCAAGCTAGTAGCTATAGCTAATGCCTTACAAGATCAGTGCTTATTAAATGAATTAGATAAGCCTGCATTAATTCCTTTCCGTTCTTATATCAAGGACGTACAATCTCGGTGGGATATACATACCATTGAGACATGTGCCCTTGCCAAGGACGTACATAAGATAGGGATTGATACAAGGAAAGTATTAGTTGATGCTGTTAATAGCATGGACTAAGTAATACTTAATGTTCACAGTCACACCCGCTAAGTATTAACTATGAAATCTTATTCAGTAACTGTCACTCAGTACATAACATTTAACATCGAAGCTGAGAATGAAATCGAAGCTGAGAATGAAGTTATTGCTGGTGAATCATGGATGCCTGATCATACAGGTGATTCATACTATTGCGAGGTAGCTGTAGAAGAAAACTAGCTACCTTGATTCTCTCCTCTAGCCCTACGGGGTTAGATGAGGGACTCTCCCTCTATCCCATTGCTATCCAACTATGCTACCAACTAAGACTGATGGCACTATCTATCATCTTATCCCAGAATCTCAACGATTCACTAAAGATGAATTAGCTCGTCTTTATGAATTAGTTGGAGAAGCTGAACATAACACTTCCGTTCGTTTTAGATCGGAAGGTAATAGTGTTGAAGACCATGATGCATACATGCGTAAGGTTAAGTTGGCTGAGATCCACTTACTTCAATACAAAGTTATGTGCTATTTAGCAGCTGAAGACTCACGTTTGTTGAGTAAGGAAATGGAAGTAATGTTTGGTGAGGATACATTTTAAGATTCTCTCCTCCAGCCCATGCGTGGGTTGGATGAGGGACTCACGTCTCTCACTATTACATCAAGGAGGTACCAATTGAATCTAACAAAGAGTGAGCTAGTACATATACTTAGTAGGTTTAATCACATGCATGTACGTGATAACAATTGCACGTTATTACACAAGGATGTTGTTAACTTACATGGTAAATTACTAGATGAATATTACTCAAGGTCACGTACATTATAGCTACTAATGTATAACAATTAATTCACAGTCACGCGCTGGAGTATACAATGAAAGCATGGTATTATGTAGTACTAAGTAACAACAAGGAGGCTTATGTACTAGCAGAAGATGATGAAGATGCAGCATGGAAAGCTGTTGACGTAGCTGAACGCTACAATGTAAACCTTATTGATGTAAGATTAACACATGAAAAAGAAGAAGCCATACCTTCCTAATAATTGGTCAGCTTATGCTGAGCAGCATCCATCATTCTTTCATCCAATACCATTTGATGTATTCTATGATTGGAAGATAAACGGATGGGAATTACCATCTTCAATATGTTGTATTATTAGAGAAGAGAATCCTGAAACAGGACGTATCAAGGAGTACGTATACAATCGTACCCATGCAGCTAAGAACAAAGTATCTAAGCTGATGAAAAATAAACGCAACATTGTTGTATGTAACAATGAAGCTATAACAAACGCATACCCTAAAGGAGAAAGTTATGAGGTCACATGATGACGTTTATACATATCAGACACAAGCATTAGACTTACTTGATCCTGATCACCCACATTATGATGAGATAAAGTTATTATTAACTTCACAAGTCGAGGATGAATTAAGTGATATTGGAAGTAAGTAATGCACAGTATGATGAACAGTATGAACTAGAAAGGGAACAGATATCCCAAGGACTCAAACGTCTTAAAGATAACACCCTAAAGCTAGAGGACAAGAGCTACGCATCAGCTACTATCTATGGTATTTCATCAATAGATGCGTTGTTACCACTAGTTGTTAAACGTATTAAGAATACTAATAAAGTAATTAGTAAAGGAGGATCAGGTAGATTTTTCAATGAGATAAGGACATACCTAACAGATTTAGAACCATTAGCTGCTGCTGCTATAGCATGTAAAGTAACCTTTGATAAAGTATTTAGTTTTAAAGAAGGTAGTAATCAATTAACAAATGTTTGTGATTCAATAGGTATAGCAATAGAAGATGAATGTCAGATGAGATACTATGAACATAATTACCCAGGTTTATTAAAGGTACTCAAGGATAATTACTGGCATCAATCGAAAGGTACTAAACAAAAGATATCTTCTATCCAAACTGTTATTAATAGATATGATATTAAGAAATGGAAATCATGGGGTAGAAGTATTAGAGTTAGATTAGGTACATGGTTACTTGAATGTATAATGGTAGAAAGTCAATGGTTTTATTATTATACTGAAAGAAAGGGTAAGCGTACTATTAATTATGTATCACCTACCGCTGAGTTCATGGACCTCAAGGACAAGGTTATGCAAGAGAGTGAATTATTCGCTCCACTTAAATGGCCTATGCTCATCCCTCCTAGGGACTGGTCAAATGAAAACAGAGGTGGCTACTTACTTAATGAGCTTACTGAGATCAATCCAATGATCCGTAAAAGCATTGGGCCGCGTATACAGGGAGAAAAACCCATTGACTTTTTGAATCAGATTCAGAAGGTTAAATACAGGTTAAATCCTTTCACTGTAAACGTAGCTGAAGAGCTCTTTGAAAGACGTATCTCGATAGGTAAGTTTATACCTATAGTTGAGGTACCACTCCCTCCTAAACCTCCTAACATAGGAGAGGATAAAGAAGTACGTAAAGCTTACTGCAGGGCTACTGCAGAGGCAATGAACACCAACGCTGGCTCATTTAGAAGGTCATGCCGTACAAGGATGACGTTAGAGGCAGCTAGAAAGTTTAAAGGTAAAGAGTTCTACATACCATGGTCATTTGATTATCGTGGAAGAGCATATCCTATACCTGCCTTTCTTACTCCGCAATGTACAGACTTTGGTAAGTCACTTATATGCTTTGCAAATGAATCACCTGTAATTGGTGATGCTAGTGACTGGTTAGCTTTTCAAGTAGCTACTACCTACGGGTTAGATAAAGCTACAATAGATGAAAGGTTACAATGGACTAGAGATAATAAATTCACAGTCACGGCTGTAGCTACCGACCCTATTGATAACATCGGGTTATGGGAAAATGCTGATGAACCTTGGCAATTCCTTGCAGCGTGTGAAGAGTATTATCATTGTATTATTAAACAAAACCGTCACACTACTGGCTTACCTGTTGCGACAGACGCTACATGTAGTGGACTACAAATATTAGCTGGTTTAGCTAGAGACAAGAAAACTGCTAAGTTAGTTAATGTAGTACCTGATGTTATACCACAGGATGCTTATAAAGTTATAGCCATGGAGTCTAGAGGGGGGATACCTGAGAGACTACGTGGAAGCTGGGATCGTAAGTGTACAAAGCGAACAGTAATGACTATACCTTATAACGCTAAACCGTTTAGTAATCGAAGTTATATAAGAGAAGCTTTAGAAGAGAAAGGTTTAGAGATAGATAAAGATGAGTTAACTCAAACAGTTAAAGCTGTTAGAGATGCTATGCACAAGGTCGTACCTGGCCCTATGTCAGTTATGAAATGGATAGAAGATGAAGTATCTAAGACTTTATCTAATCCTGATATACAAGAGTTAAGATGGGTTACTCCATCTGGATTTGAAGTTACACAAAAGATAATGCAAAAGAAGATAGAGGTCTTAAAACTTCAACTTCTAGGACGTTGTAAGATGCACGTAGCTACAGATTCTGAAACCTTAGTAGATAAATCTAGACATAAGGCTGCTACTGCACCTAATTTAATACATAGTTTAGATGCTAGCTTATTACATTTAAGTATAACTAGATTTAATTCACCTATAGCTTTAATACATGACTCAGTTCTATGTAGAGCTACTGATATGTCTATACTATCCACGTTAGTTAGAGAGACCTATATGGAACTCTTTGCTAAACAAAATTATTTAGAAGTCTTTGCCGATCAAATCGGAGCTGAGACTAAACCACCGATAATAGGCGATCTGGAACCAGAGGCCGTTATTGATTCCACTTATTTTTTCTGTTAAATGCACACATTATTTGATAGCTTTTTTCAACCACCTATGATAGTTGTTGTCTCTGAAGAGAGATTACAAGCAGCTGAAAAGGAGGCAAAGCAAGGACAACTCAAAGCTTTGAAAGCAAGAATTGACGAGTTGAATGAGTATCAGACTAAGTTAGAGTCTGAGATCAAAGCATTAACACCAGCTGAGGACGCTTAAATGTCACGCACTACCCACGTTACTAAAACTCCTGTTACCCTAGAGGGCTTTCAAGCTATACTAACACCTAGTAAGTTTGGTTACTCTTTGGCTGCTATTGTTGATGAGTCAATGATCAACAAACTTGAAGATGAAAGAACTGAAGTCCTGAAGTGGGCTGAATCTAAGCTTAAGAATCCAAAGAGATCTACACTAAAACCTGAGCCTTGGGAAGAAGTTGCTGAAGGTAAGTATAAGATTAAATTCTCTTGGAATGATGAAGCTAAGCCACCTGTGGTAGACACAGAGGGCTCACCTGTAACTGATACTAAAACACCGTTATATGGAGGATCTACTGTTAAATTGGCTTTCTATCAAAAGCCTTATATACTACGGGATGGGGTTACCTACGGTAGTAGTCTTAAGCTGGTTGGCGTACAAGTTGTCTCTGTAAAAGGAACTGCTGGCGTTGACACTGGCGATCTAGATTCAAATGAAGTAGCTGAGTTATTCGGTAAAACATCTGGATTTAAAACAGCTGATCCTAACGTAACAGTTGATACATCTTCTGATCTAGAAGATGACTTCTAATGTTTAGGTCTCAGCTAGAAGAAAAGGTTGCTGACCTTCTAGTAGAACTGAATATAGATTACGATTACGAAACTGAACGTATACCATATACCATTCAACACCATTATACACCCGATTTTATCTTACCTAATGGTGTTGTACTAGAATGTAAGGGATATTGGGAGGCATCAGACCGACGTAAGATTAAGCAGATTGTCAAAGATAATCCTGACTTAGACTTACGTATGGTCTTTCAAGCACCTTTTAATAAAATTTCAAAAAAATCTAAAACAACGTATGCTAAATGGTGTGATCGTTTAAAGATCCCATGGTGTGCATACTACGATATACCTATAGATTGGTTATCATGACCAGCGAATTTATAAGGCATGAGCCTTGTCCCAATTGTGGTTCATCAGATGCACGTAGTGTTTACTCTGATGGCCACACCTGGTGTTTTGTATGTCATGATCGGACACCAGGAGATAACGATGTTATTCACAGTCACAAAATGGCAAAAGATGTATGCCTAACAGGTTCAGCAGTACGCCTGAACAAACGTAATATATCTGAAAAAACAAATCAACTCTATAAAATCTATAGAGATGGAGATATCTTAAGGTTTCCTTACTTCACAAGTGATGGAATACTAAAAGGTGTCAAGAAGAAAAACAAACAAAAAGTTTTTACCTATGAAGGGAAGACTACTGATACTCTTTTTGGTCAGCACTTATTTCCTGATCGCGGTAAACGGATCATTATTTATGAGGGTGAACTAGACGCTGCCTCTGGATGGGAAGCGATGACAGGTTGGCCTCATGTATCATTACCTCATGGAGCTGCTAGTGCTAAAAAGGATATCCAAAAACAAATACCATTATTACAAGGTTATGAAGAGATAGTATTATTCTTTGATGGTGATGAGGCAGGCCGTAAAGCCACTGAGGAGGCTGCTAACATCTTACCACCTGGTAAGGTTAAGATAGCTAGATTAGAGGGCTACAAGGATGCGTCAGAGGCGTTACAAGCTAATGATGCTGAAGCTGTACGGAAAGCTATATGGAATGCAAAACCATATAGACCTGATGGTATTATTGAAGGTAATACACTTCAAAAATTAGTTACTACACCCATACCACCAGCTGACCATGACTATCCATTCAAAGGGTTACAAGATAGATTGCACGGGATTAGATACCAGGAACTTACAACGATTACTTCAGGATCTGGCCAAGGAAAGTCCACATTCTGTCGTCAACTTGCAGTTAACCTACTCTCCAAAGGAGTACGGGTCGGGTACCTGGCACTTGAAGAGTCAAATAGAAGAACCGCACTTGGATTAATGTCCACAGCTGTGGGTAAAGCACTACACATAGGAGAACATGACCAAAAAGACCTCGAAAAGTATTTTTGTGATACCCTTGCTAATTGGAATCTCTACTTGTTTGATGGCTTTGGTTCTTTTGACCCAGACATTATTTACAATAGGATCGAATACCTTGCCAGTGGATTGGAGTGTCGTGTTATATTCCTAGACCACCTTAGTATATTACTGAGTGGATTGGATGGAGATGAACGACGAACTATCGATCAAACAATGACCAGGTTAAGAAGCTTAGTTGAACGTACAGGTATAGCTTTATTTCTGGTGTCACATTTAAGGAAAGCATCAAATGATAGGACTTCGCACGAAGAGGGAGGCAAAGTGTCCCTTAGTCAGCTCAGAGGATCTGCGGGAATTGCTCAATTATCAGATCAAGTTATCGGTATCGAACGAAACCAACAGAGTGAAACTGAACGAGACATTGCGACTCTTAGAATTATTAAGAACCGTTATAGTGGTGAGACTGGCTTCGCTGGAAAGATAAAATTTAATCTAGAAACTTCACGATTCACTGATTATGAAACTACGGAATCACCAATTTTCAACCCAACCACGGATTTTTGATGGTGGGTATGAACACCCATGGTATAAGAAAGTAAATAAATTGAATAAACCTAAACCACCTACAGAAGAAGCAATTGAAAAAGCCAAGTTCGTTGACCGAACCTACCACTGGAACGGTGGGAATGGCCGTGTTCGATCTGGAAACAAACGGTCTTCTTAAAGATGCCACAAGAATACATTGCCTCTCAATTTACTGGGAAGAAGATAAAAGAGTTGAAACCTTTAACGATGAAAGATATTCGGAATCCCCGAAAGATCTTCCGATGGCTAACAACTCGATCACGACGGGGCTCGGGTATCTCGAAGTTGCTGATATTTTGGTCGGTCACAATATTATCGGCTTTGACATACCTATTATTAAAAGTATTTACCCTTGGTTTTCTCCTCGCGGTACTATTATTGATACCCTTTTGTTATCTCGTTTATATCATCCGAATTTACTCGATATAGATAAAAAGCACAATTGGAATCACATGCCATTACAATTATATGGCCGTCATTCTCTTGAGGCATATGGCTACAGACTAAACGAATACAAAGGAAACTTTGGTAAAACAACTGATTGGTCTGATTGGTCTCAAGAAATGCAAGATTATTGTGTACAAGATGTTGCAGTCACCACCAAATTATGCAAGCATTTCGAAAAATACCTGAATGGATCACGTTAGAACATCAGGTAGCACAAATATTAACTGAACAGGAACAACATGGATGGTTTTTTAATGAACCAGCTGCACGGGAACTTGAATCTTCTCTCCGAAAAGAGTATGAAGAAACTAGTAAGTTACTTCGAAACAGGTACCCTTACGTTAGCGGACCAGTATTTACTCCTAAGAGAAATAATAGGACCAAGGGCTTTTACGCTGGGGCTCCATTCACAAAACTCAAAGATTTAAACCCCACCTCACGAGATCATATAGCATGGATACTGACATCTCATCATGGATGGATACCGTCGTCAATGACTGCATCAGGAAAGCCCGTGATAGACGAGACCGTATTAAAGGAACTTGGAACGGATATAGCTCTGAGTTTTCTGACACTACTGGATCTTACGAAAAAGTTAGGGATGATATCAGAAGGCGTGAACGCATGGCAGAAGCTTGTTACGAAATCTAGTAGGATACATCACCATTGTTCAGTAGCAACACAAACATTTAGAGTAGCCCACCGATCTCCGAATCTCGGACAAGTGCCGAGTGATCCACGCTTTAGAAAACTATTCACAGTCACATCTGGCTTGAAAATGGTTGGAGCTGATTTAGCGGGAGTTGAGCTTAGAATGTTATCGCATTACTTAGCTAGATATGATGGAGGTAGGTATGCAGATATTCTACTTAATGGCGATATACACCAAACAAATGCCGATAGGGTAGGTGTTTCTCGTAAACAAATCAAGACAATTTCCTATGCCTTTCTTTATGGGGCTGGGGATATTAAGTTAGGTCACAGCTATGACAAACAATTATCTACCGAGAAAGCTCGGAAGAAAGGAAAGGAAATTCGTAAGGCTTATGTTGATGCCATACCTGGCCTTGAAACTTTACTGGCTGCGGTACACAAGGCTAGTGAGAGGGGTTATGTTCATGGACTCGACAACCGTCGTATCCTCGTTGACTCGAGGCATAAGTCCGTCAATTACCTCATACAGGGGTCGTCAGCGATCCTCGCCAAAAGATGGATGGTATTAGCCTATGAAAATTTACCAAAAACTGCTAGACAACTTGCATTCATTCATGATGAATTACAATATGAATGCGAAGAAAAAGACGTAGATGACCTAAAATTCCTACTTGAATTATCTGCAGCTCAAGCAGGAGAATACTATAAACTAAGATGTCCAATAGCAGCTGAGGCTCAATCAGGTGATACCTGGGCAGATGTACATTAATTTATGAAAATACTATGCGATGCAGACTTTATTGTCTACAAATCATGTGCAGCAGCTGAAACTGAAATCGATTGGGGAGATGATACTATACTCGTCACCAGTAGATTTAGTGAGGCATATGCTGCCACCCGACGTGAGCTAGCCAAACTTGAAAGAAAATTTGGCTCATTCGCAGACTTTATCCTATTCTTCTCAGACAGTGAGAATTTTAGGAAAAAAATTTTACCAGAATATAAAGGCCATCGGAATCGAAAGAAGCCTTGTGGATATAAGAGAGTAATTAATAAACTCAAGACTGAGTTTAAAGTTATCATTATACCTACTCTTGAAGCTGATGATTCAATGGGTATATATGCTACAAAACATCCTGGTAATATTATTGTATCACCAGATAAGGATTTAAAACAAATACCAGGTACTCTATACAATTTCGATGAAACATTCACAGTCACAAAATCAGAAGGTGCCAAATGGCATCTTATCCAAAGCATGGCAGGGGATCAAACAGATGGTTATGCAGGAGTCCCAGGAATCGGAGTTAAACGTGCAACAAGTTTATTTGAAGAACACGGTTACTCATGGAAGACAGTTCTCAAGGTTTTCACTGAAAAAGAACTAACAGAAGAAACTGCCCTTGTAAATGCTAGATTAGCTAGAATATTAACAGCAGATGATTATGACTTCGAAAACAAAAAACCCAAACTCTGGACCCCCGCCGCCAATTACAAAATTAACGATTGATCAGGATTTTAAAATGAGAAAGCTAGAAATTGTACTAGCTAAACCTGAGACACAGAAGAAAGATATGGCGACAATATTATTAGCATTACAAAGACAGAACTTTGCTCTTTGTAATTCCATCACAAACTTACTTTCAAAATGGCCAAAGGACCAAGCTACTACCAACGAGGATCTTTCGATGTTTGGGATTTTATTAGAGACCAAGGATTAAATTTCCATCTTGGTAATGCTATCAAGTATATCTGCAGAGCAGGGTACAAGGATAGCAAGATACATGATTTAGAAAAAGCTATTCACTACTTAGAAAACGAACTCACCCATGAAAAAGACCTTTATTTCCGATCAAGCCAAGGAATTCCGTACCAGGTACAACCTGAAATCGTCTCCGACGAAAGACAAGCGTACTTATCAGAAGAATCTGATCGTCGAGGAATTTAAAGAATTCTTAGAAGCTGAAGGTTTTCTATTTAGACATGGAAAAAACTTTCAAGAGGAATCACTTAAAGAATTAGCTGATTTAGTTTATGTATGCTACCAATACGCTGAGAATATGGGATGGTTATTGGATGAAGCTCTTAATAGGGTACATCTAAGTAACATGTCAAAATTAGATAAAGAAGGTAAGCCAATATATAGAGAAGATGGAAAGGTATTAAAAGGACCAAACTATACACCACCAAATTTAACTGACTTAGTATAATGAAAGCAGAACTTATCTCCCGCACTGGTCGGGTCCAATCATGGTTGGATAACCCAGAATCAAGACTCCCAGTAAGCTGTACTGTTTTTGTCGTAGAAGACTCTATGGAAGGGGAAAATGGAATCGAAGCAAGCTGGAGATTCGTATCTCATGCACTCCGACATGGAGCGGGAGTTGCAGTACATTTATCAAAGCTCCGAGCCAGAGGAAGTGAAAACGGCAAAGGTCTTACAGCTTCTGGCCCAGTATCATTCGCAAAAATCTATTCAACATTAAATGAAACGCTTAGAAGAGGTGGGGTATACAAAAACGGGGCTGTTGTTGCCCATCTTGATATTAACCACCCCGATATTATTGAGTTCGTGCACACTCCTAGGTCTGAACTTGCCTGGATTAAACGATGCGTCAACCTTGATCAGAAACTCTGGGAAGAAACTACCAGAGCCACCAAAGATGCCATTATTGAAGGAATCAAAAGTGGAGACATTTGGCTTAACAAAATAAAATACGATGACAAAGATCAACGAATTCGTGGAAACGTTTGCCTCGAAGTATACTTGCCCTCACGTGGAACATGCTTGTTACAGCATGTCAATCTCTCTGCCTGCAGGTTGGGGGAAATCGAAGGGGCATTCCGTTCTGGTATGTCCGAGCTGTGCCGCCTCCATGGTGAGACAGGTGTCGGAGCAACTGGAGAATATTTGCCGAGTCATACCGACAGACAAGTAGGATTAGGTATGCTAGGGTTAGCAAACCTATTAGCAAGAGAAGGTGTTTCCTATGATAAATTCGGTCGAGCTTTAGAGCAATTCAATAATGGTGCTACACCTAAAGGTAAGGCAGCTACTATTGTATATGATTTATTCTCAGGTATTATTCAAGCTGGCCGTATAGCTCAGGAGAATGATATGGTGAGAGCTTTTGCTATAGCACCTACTGCCAGCTGCAGTTACCGTAGCAAGAGTATAGATGGATTCACTGCTACTCCTGAAATAGCACCACCTATAGCTCGAACAGTAGACAGAGACTCTGGTACATTTGGAGTCGAACATTATGATTATGGCGACGTTGAGATCGCCTCAGAAGTTGGATGGGATGCTTATAAACGTGTCGCAGATAACATCATGATAATGCTCAACAACACAGGACTTCTTCATGGATATTCATTTAACTCTTGGTCAGATGTAGTGACCTATAATGATGAATTTATAGAAGAGTGGTTGGCTTCGCCTCAAACCTCCTTATATTACAGCCTTCAGGTAATGGGAGACACTCAAGATAAAACAGATGCGTATGCAGCATTAGATCAAGAGGATGTAGACAGTTACTTGCAGGATATACTCTCCCAGAAAAAGGAAGAGGAAGTCACATGCGATTGTCAAGAATAATGAAAACAGATCCATATGAAAAGTTACTCAATAGAAAGAGAACCTGGACTCCTGTCCAAACAACAGGAGGAACACTTAAAACAGGAGCTGAAGAGACCATCTACCGTGCCCTGGCAATTCGTCACATGGAGTTACCAGTGGGGGATTTTATCTCCGACGCTCTTGAGAAGGATGTACCTGCTAATGCACGGAAACTCCTAGAATCTAACGTCAAGGATGAGGTCAAACATGACCTTGCCCTTGGCTATATTACGAACGCTATAGGCGTTGATGAGAAGTCTGAGAAAGAGGCTTTTCTTTTAAGGGATGCGTGGGAAGCGCACCCTGACCACATGATCACCAAAGCTTTAGTTATAGAACGTGCTATTTTCTTTGTACTTCTGCCTTTTTTTAGGTTTAATGGGGATGCTGGTCTCCGAACGGTATCAGCTGATATTTCCAGAGACGAACAAATACACGTGGCCACTAATAGCCTTGTATGTCTCGATATGGGCTTATCTTGGAGTCAATCTCTGGATAAACTTAGGAAGGCCACGATTAACTGGATAATGGAACCACTAGGTAAGAATACCTATGGCGATAAATATTTAAGTAAAAAATTTTGGCTGGATTCTAGTGATCGCCTAATGTATGAAGGTAAAGCCCCTGAGCTAGCCGAAACACAGCGAGCACGGATGCCAGCATTCTTTGAGCATAGCAATGTCAATCTACCCCAATACTCTTGAGTCCATCCTCGGACCAAACTTAGAGTCAGTCCTCCTAGAAATGGAGGAAAAATTTCCACCAGTAAACCCACATCCTAAAGAGGATATAGGAGCAATCATGTACAAATCAGGTCAACGCTCCGTTGTGGAGTGGTTAAGAAATAAATTGGAGGAAGGATAATGGCTAAGTATGATAGGACAGAGGAATACAAGGGTACCTGGGAAGACAGAAGTCATTGGAATAGACAATGGGAAAACCAATGGCAACAAAAAGCTATTGGTAATATTGAAGACTTCCTTTCAAATACTGATTGGGATAATCTAGGCGGTAGTTACGATCCAGAATCTAATGAAGGTTTATCAGGAATGATAAACAATCTAAAGGAATGGAACGAGGATCGGATGAGTGAGAATCAGAGAGATCGTACTGACATTGATTACTTACGTAAAGATCTAGATGCATGGAATGAGGATCGTCGGATAGAGAATGAAAAAGATCGTACTGATATCACTGATATTCAAACAGCATTAAGTGCTACAGGTGGAGGATTAGGCGAACAAGTAGCTGTACTAGAAAGTTACTTTGCTAACCCTGATGAATTAACAAGGTTAAGTGATCTTGATAATGTAATCAAAGGTGCGTTCGGTAATGTCGTAAAAGATGCTGAGGGTAATGTAATTTCAGGTACTAGATCTGATGATGGTACCTTCATTTCAGAAGGTGCAGGTACCGCAGCCTTAGCTGCGCTTTATGAAGAAGGCGGTGCAGGCTATGAAGGTTTACAACAATTACGCAACACTTTAGATACAGACTGGATGAGTAAAACCTTTGGTCAAAGAGATGAAGAGGGTAATGTTGTAGGCGGTGGGATGACTTTTGATGATATATCTCAAGCTATTACAGATCAAGATAAAACTACCGCTGACTTAAAGAAGGATTTCACTGGATTATTTGAAACAGGTGGTGCAGGAGACATAGCTCTTGGTAAGCTTTTTGAACAAGATGCTGAAGGTAATTACACTGGTGATATAGGTACAGCATTAACTGATTTAACTACAGATCTTACATCTAAGTATAATTTGGACAATTTAGATACAAGGTTCGAATCTTTAGAAACATCTGCAGCTACTGTTGCAGATTTAGATAAGAGATTAAAAGTTGGTGGTCATATAGATACTGAGCTTGCAAAAATCGGTGGGCTTACAGCTGATGTAGGTAACATACAATCTGATTTAAAAGGATTAACAGGAGAAGGAGGTACCATCGACACTCTTAGAGGTGATGCAGAGCAGTGGGTTTCTGATTTAAGTGAATCTGCTCAGACTGAAAGAGATCGTATCGAAAAAATGGTAGGTACAGCATCTACTCAATGGAACCAAAGACTAACAGATCTATCTGCAAGCATGGATTATAGAACGTTAGGAGATAGTGCAACAGGAGTTAGGACTAGGAAATCTAAAGCTAGATCACTAGGTAAAACTAACTTCGGAACAGGACAATTGAATAGATCAATGAGAACTTTATCAGGTTTAAACTTATAAAACAATGACTGCTAAACAAAGATATGACAATTTATCCAG